GGTTCGGCGGGTCCCTATTTTTGAGATCGGGGGGTATATGTCTAACCCCGATCAGGTGGATGAGGTGTGGGCTTGGTTGAGGGTTTGGGACCGGGTTAAGGAGAATGGGGAGACGGAGACGCGGCGGGAGTGGGTTTACACTAACCGGTTCTCGGGTCAGAGGAGGTCGGGGATTAGGTACGGGGACGAGTTGGTTCCTGTGGCTAAGAATAAGACTGCCGTGGATTTACGTTGTAACCGGCAGACGGGGTGGGTGTTGGGGGTTCCTGACGCTTTGTCGGGTTTGCATTGGTCTGAGGCGTATGGGGAGGTTCTTCAGTATGGGCGGGTGGTGAATAAGGGGCTTTCCCAGATTATTTACAAGATTACCCAGAAGACTCAGAAGGGTGCCCAGAATGTTGGGGTGAAGTTGAGTGGGGGTTCGGTGGGGTCTGCCGCGGTTCTTGGCGAGGGTCAGGATATTCAGTTGGTGAACTCTGCTCAGAGGTCTTTTGATTTTACTGCTCCTAGGCCGTTGGCGGCGATGGCGGCGGCGGCTTGGAACGTTACTACGCCGGATTTGTTGGCGGATTCGTCGGCGGCAGGAAGTTCGTACGGAAGCCTTAACGCGTTGACGCCGGGTATGCAGAACGCTATGCAGGCTATGCGGGATGAGTGGACCCAGTTTTATACTGACGTGTTTCAGGTGATGGGGTTCAAGCGTCCTACGCTTACTTGGCCTCCTATGAATGAGCCGGACGAGTATCGTAAGGCGCAGGAGCTTACTTTGTATTCGGTGGCTCTTACTGACCAGGAGTATCGTGCCGCTGTTCTTGACCGGTTGCAGATTCCTGGCGATTCTAGTACTATTCCCCCGTTGTTGGCTATGCGGGGGGAGGTTCCTAAGCAGGCGGCGTCTCCCGATCAGGGGGTGTCTAATAGTACGGGAGGTGCGGATTCTACGGATAAGAATGATTTGGCTCAGGAGATGAGGAATCAGGTCTTTTTGGATGATTTGCGGGGGCTTGTGGAAAGGTTAGAGGCGGCTAAGGGGTAGAGGGTTCATACCCTCCAGGGGTATTGCCATATCTCTCAAGTTAGAGTATGGTATCATTGTTCTGTATGGGACGTAAACATTTACTTGAAGCCGCCAGTTTGGTTTCCGAGTCTGCCTCCAAGGATGGCACTTGGAAGGTTAGACTGATTTCGGAGGGTCGAGGAAGTTCTGGTATTTACACTAGAGAACTTCTGGAGAACCACCACCACGCATTTAATGACGTGCTGAGCTTCAAGAACCACCCCGGCATGTGGGACGGCCCCCAATCTAGGGACTTCACGATGATTGCTGGCGAGGTGGTTGGCGACACGTGGGTAGAGTCTGACGAGAGAGGGCTCACCGCTGTTTACGGTAACTGGCTCCCCGATCCGGAGTATCGTGACAAGTTGGAGCGGTACAAGGACAAGTTGGGGCTCTCTATTTACATTGAGGGTTCCGGGTACGAGAACGAGGACGGCGACTTTGTTGTTGACTGGTTCAACCCGGAGGATCCTTACGCCAGTTTGGACGTCGTGGTAGCCCCCGGCGCGCGTGGCAAGTTTATGGAGTCCATGAGACAAGTTTACTCGGCAAGGGCCGAGAATAAGCCTAGCACTACCGAGGTGCAGGAGAATAGGAACAAGATGATGGAAGAGAAGCTAGATAAAGCTCTCGAACTTCTGACTACGCTTGTTGCTAACGAGGCTGAGAAGGCAGCTGAGGCCGCACAGGTCGAAGCTGACGCGGATGCCGCCCGAGAGGCCGCTGAGAAGGCAGTGTCAGCGTATGCTGAAGCTGTTAAGGCAGTGGACGAGGCGGAACTCTTTGAGAGCCAGCGCGAGGCCATTCTCGCCCGTGCCTCGGAGGGTGCAGACGTAGCAGATCTCGTTGCAGAGGCTAAGAAGGTTAAGGAGGAGGCGCTTTCTCACGTGAAGGAGTCCGCACCGGAAGGTACGGTTGTCATGGGAGAGACTGCGACCTCGTTTGGTTTTGGAAAGGTGGTGGGAATGTAATGGCTACTAACCTTGTTTACCGGAACACTGATTCGCAGAACCGGGTAGAGGACCTGGGTCGGACTGTCGCCCCGGGCGAGCCTGCTTTGTCACTGGCAGGGCTTCCTGTGGTGGCGGTGACCGGTTCGGCAGATTACACTATTTCGGAGGAGATTGAGGGTGTCGGCACTCTTTCAGATATTCCTGCCGGAGGTGTAGGTCTTGACGAGCAGGAGGTAACTCTCGCATTTGACGGAACCTGGGAGTTTGATGCAGATGTGTTTGGCGGTACTTTGCCTACCACGGGCATCGACCAGGGTGACACCATCTATATCAACGATGACGGGGACGAATTGTCTGCCGGTGCGGGAGATGTAGAGTTCGGGTACGTGGATTATCCGAAGGATTACGATACCACTCGCGGGTTCATTCCTGTTCGGATTGGAGTATAGGTAATGGTTTACAAAGATCAGTTTTCTCTCGACGGGAGACTTAAGCCCGCTAACCACCTGGTTACCCGCGCTAAGGTTTCTGAGGCTGACCGTCTTCTGACGCTTGCCTCTCAGGGGGACAAGATTGCGGCAGGTAAGCTTGCCGAGGTTCACACAACTTCTGACCTGAAGTTCAACGTTGCCCACCTCATCAGCTCTGTGGTTATCCCGCAGTTTGACGAGGCAGAGCGTACCTGGACTAAGGTTGCAGGTGTTCGCACCGTCCCCGATTTCGGACCTGTTCGACTCATGAGCATGTTCGGAAGCCTCACCGGCTCCGGTGTTGCCGAGGAGGGCGGTCTACCGACCGTTCCGGAAGCGGCGCCGTACCCTTACGTCACCATTACGGGCCAGGAAGCGTTCTACGCTAAGCTCCGCAAGCTGGGTGCCAAGTTCGGGTTCACCTGGGAGTCGAACGTTAACGACATCGTAGGGTTCTTTGAGCAGATCCCGGGAGAGCTTATCCAGCTCGCCTTGGATACCGAGGAGCGGGAAGTGTATGAGGCTCTTATAGAGGGCACCACTAACACCCTTGGCTCGCAGGAACTTCCTGATGGAACAACCACGGACCCGAATGCCCCTATTTCGCCAGAAGCGATTTGGGCGGCAGTGCTCCAGCTTCAGAACGTTGAAGTGAACGGCCGTAAGGTTGGTCGTGCGACCGGGTACAACGTAGTTGTTCCGGCAGGTACCGCAGACTTCATCGAGTGGAAGCTCAACCAGAACATTATTCAGATCCAGGACGGCCTTGTAACTTACGGGCCGGGCGATCGTTCGGTGTTCAACAACATTAGCATTGTGGAGTCGGCGTACGTTACCGGTACTAACTGGTACGTTCTTCCGAAGCCGAACGCGATTCGTCGCCCGGTTCTGGAACTGCTCCGCCTTCGCGGTTACGAGCAACCGGAACTCCGTATCCACGGAGATACTGGCTCCTATGTCGGTGGGTCCTCAGTTAGCCCCTTTGAGGGTAACTTCGATAACGACACTATTGATTACCGTATCCGGTATGTTGCTGGTGGTGTGTTGTGGTCGGATGACTTCAGTGTCCATTCGGATGGAACTGGAGTGTAACCTCCTCTAGATAACCCCTCGCAGGCTTTCGGGCTTGCGGGGGGTTTTCTTGTTCGTGGTAGACTAGACGGAATGACAGGTTTACCTTTAAAGGAGAAAGATGACACACTCGCCGGTCCCATTTGAAGTATCCGACATTGCACCGGACCGTGTTCCAGACGGAGCTATCCCCGTCTCCTTGCATGGGGAACTCCTTTACGAGCTCGGAGGGGACTCTGGAGGGGCGAGTGCTTACGAGGTCTGGCTCCGGAATGGCAACGAGGGGACAGAGGCAGAATATCTAGCCTCTCTGGTAGGTCCGAAAGGCGATCCGGGATCTCAAGGAGTCCCGGGGCAAGACGGAGCGCAGGGGGATACAGGTCCAGAGGGACCGCCAGGGGATCAGGGACCTGAAGGACCTGAAGGGCCTCAAGGAATCCAAGGTCCAGAGGGTCCGAGGGGTGCGGATGGCACTTCATTCACGATTGAGGGACCTGCTGAGACGGTTGCAGACCTCCCCAATGACTTAGGCCCTGAGGATATTGGCAAGTTGTATTATGTGACCGAGAATGGGCACTTTTACTTCTGGAACGGCACGGACTTCACAGACGGAGGAGAGGTCAGAGGACCACGAGGTGACGACGGTGCAGACGGAGCGCAAGGACCTCGCGGAC